TAAAACCAAGAAGGGTCCAGACCCTGATGAAGTAGCAGCTAAACTTTTTTCTCATGATCGTGCTCAAGACCTCGATGTTGAAAAGCGAAGTTATGATAAGAGTCTGAATGCTCTGAAAGAAGCTCTTGCGAAAAAGAGTCTTACGCAAGAGCAATACAGCGCATACGTAGCTGCTCTCAATATTCAGCATCAGAACAAACTTCTCGACATAGAGAAGGCATATTTGCAACGCTCTGAGAACTTAGTCTTCAAGGATGCTGCGAAAAAGAAAGCATTGCAGGAAGGTCAAGCTAAGGCTGTCGCTGACCAGCAGCAGGCAGCAAACACCGCTTATATCGAGGCTGAAAAAGAATACTACGAATCTCTTGAGAAGATTCAGGAGTCCGCACCAGCTAAGCCACAGACACTTAAAGAAGAATGTGATGCAAAGCTGCTCCTCTTGGATGGATATTACCAGGCTTCCTTGCAAAGAGCAAAAGAGAATGGCGAACGTGAGAAGGAAGTTACAAAGGCTTACGAAGCTGCTAAGGCTGCTATCATCGTAGACTATGCGAAGAAAGCAGAGGAGCAAAAGGCACAAGCACGACAGGAGTATGGGCTTGACACATTCGAAGACCAGTATGCAGCACGTCGCAAGAAGATAGAAGATGATAGTGTACTCAATGAGCAGGAACGTCAGCTGGCTCTTACTCTTCTTGATCAGCAGGCAGAAGAACACCGCCTTCAGATACGTCAGCAGTATGGTCTTGCGTCACAACAGGAACTCTATAATGCAGAGTTGGATCAGTTGAAAATGCACCTTCAGAATAAAGAGATATCTGAAGAAGAATATGAAGAGGCGGTGAAGAACATGAAAATCGCCAAGATGAAGGAGGCGTTCGACTATTATTCCAACCTTTCCAGTGGAGCTGTTCAGGCACTACAGCAAGCAGAGGAAGCGAACGTTGATGCGAAGTATGATGCGGAGATTGAAGCTGCAAAGAAAGCAGGCAAAGATACCACAGAGCTTGAAAAAAAGAAATCTGAGGAAAAGCTAAAGATACAGAAGAAGTATGCTGACGTTAACTTCGCTATCAAAGCCTCTCTGATTATAGCTGACACATCAGTATCTATAATGAAGGCTCTTAGTGAACTCGGTCCTATCGCTGGTCCTATCGCTGCAGCGTTGATGGGTATTACTGGTGCAGCGCAGCTTGCTGCTGCCAACGCAGAACGTCAACGTGTTAAACGTATGTCGCTCAGTGGTGCAGGTGGCTCTGCCTCTGCTTCAGGCGCACGTGTTGCGACTGGTCTTGAGTCAGGCGGAACTATCGATGTCGAGCGTAAACAGGACGGCAAGATGTTCCGTGCAGACTACGACCCTGATAGACGTGGATTTATCGACAAACCAACCGTTCTCGTAGGAGAAGGAGGGTATGGTCACAGCAAGGAGTGGGTGGCTTCGAATGCAGCTGTTGAGAATCCTACCGTAGCACCCTTCATTGACATCATCGACCGTGCACAGCGTGCAGGAACTATTCGCACCCTCGATATGAATAAGTTTCTCATCCAGCAGGCGCAAGGTCGTGCCTCTGGTGGATATGTCACACCAACAGTTAATGACGTGCGTGGTGTGGTTAAAGATTCTTATAAGGATACACTCATCGAGCGACTGACTGATGTGCTTGATCGATTGTCAGTTGATGGTATTCCTGCATCAGTCTCTCTTAACGAGATAGAACAGAAGCAGCAGCTACAAGACAAGGCACGAAGATTCGGAAGTAAATAGACTTAATACCTTACATAGTAATGAAGATAACTAACATAGAGAAGGGCGAAGACTACAACCTCAAGCCCGACACACAGATACAAGTTGAACGAACCAATCCATTCTTCAATGATTACGGAGAACAGACTACACCGCTCGAACTGCCTTCGTCAGAACGTAACCGCAGGATACTTGGTTTCCCTGACTCGTTCGGTAGACGAGTGAAGATGACTGCTACAGATGTCGCGATACAAGATGGTGAGTACTTCGCTCAATGTAGGCAGGTGGTGCTGTCTGCTCAATACAAGGGTGGAATATCAACCTCCTTCTACATTAACGATGGCTCCTTCTATTCAAGGATTCAGAAGGTAAAGTTGAAGGATGTTTTCAAGGGTGAATTCATACCAGGAGTGAATACCGTAGAAGAAGGGATTAATTTTTGTCGTAATCTTCGCAATAACTCTAATGAGCATTACGGCATCTTTCCAGTGCTTTTCACGGATGATTCTGGACAAAAGGAAGGTCTTAATTATAAGGTGTTAAATGGGTTTGGTAAGGAAAAGGTGTTGAGATACGACAAGATCTACGACTTCCTTCCAGAGGTACCTTCAGCTACATCGTTTCACCCCGATATGAGCGGTGAAGGCTGTGACTTCTATAATGCAGTACAGCGCACAGAGTATGTCAATGACGTACCTATCACGCTCGCACCAGGATATTATATGTCGCCATTCATTCGTGCGAACTATCTTCTGAAGCGTGTCTTCGCTTACTTTGGGTATGAGCTGCAAGAGAACTTCTTTACTCGAACAGAACCATTCAATAAGATGGTGGTCGTAAACAATGTGATGGATGTATTGGTGAATGGAAAGATAAAGGTCGCTGACCTTGTTCCTGATATTACTTGTGCAGATTTTATCTCTGTTTTTCGCAAGAAGTTCTGCTGTGAGTTCACCTCTGATGAAGGTAAGCGCATTGCAGATATCATCTTCCTGCGTGATGCACTGAACGAAACTCCGAACACCGACCTTACGCATTGCGTAACCCAAGAACCTACGCTCTCTTATAAGTCGGAGAACGACTATAAGCGTGTTACACTCTCAGCGGAGGAGAAGGTTGATTCTGAAATCTCAGACTCCTACGATGATATAGATAGCTTAGTAAAGGCGAACCCAAACGCTTACTTCGACCCTGTCGATGGAGCTATCTATAAGACAGGATGGTCTGGCGATTTCCAAGTGACGGTCAAGATAGGCGAAGCCTCGCAAGACTACAACACTGGCGAGACACTTGAAGCAAAAGAGATAAAGGTTCCTGAACTTATACCAGAGTTACGAATGCTTAGCTATAAGGCTACAATCAAGGAGGAAGACTTCACCTATGATATGGGTAAGTTCCTCTACGTAGGTTCATACATGTCACTCAATTCGAAGATGGTTGTTGCAACAGAACCGAAGGAGAACACTTCGGAATCTGCCAATAAACAAAAGACGATACTCGCCTTTAGTTATCTTTCAGACGGTCGTCCAGCAGGAACTGTCTCTGCTTACGATGTGAATGCACCTTCACATCCTCGTATCTTCGATTATGCCCTACATTACAATGGTCCACAAGGTATCTTTGAAAAGTTCTACCGTGAATATGACTTGCTGCTGCGCAATTCACTTCACGACATGAAGGTGAAGCTGCTGCTTTCTCAGTCACAAAAACAGAACCTATCCTCTTATGCTAAGGTCGTTATTCGTGGCGTGCCGTTCTTTTTCAACAAACTCAAGTTCACACTTGGCGGAAAGAATGAACCAGTGGAATCAGAGTTGTACACAGTTTCACTCATGGAACCTACTATCACTGCTCCTACGATCAATGAGCAACTCAAGGCTATGGATGTGAAGTATAAGTGGGTTGGAAAAGAGAAACGAACGTCAGTCAGCTGGGAAGACTACAAGGCTGCTGATCGAGAACGAAACAAGACCTTCGTGACGGTCTACCCTCCTCTACCTTCAGCTGAGTATGTCGGTGTGCAATATGGTAAGCAGCGTTCATATACTGAACGAATAACACGAAAAGGTGGGTGGTTCCGACACGGAGAGTATGAATACACTCGGACGGAGGTGTGGTTGGAGTGCGTACCTATTTAATTGGGTCTTAAACCTGTCCTTTATCATCTCCAATATATATGGTAATTTTGTGTTAAACAATTCGCACATGGATATTATTCTTAAACCTGATTCGCTCAGCCTGACGGGCTCGATGAATCACTTTATTATATCAAGCACGCAAGAGGTTACATTCATTCTGAAGTATGCAGACTCGAATGAAATCATTGTGCAGCACACTTATACACCTAACAAGGCTAAGCGCATAGAGATAGACTTGGAGAATATCGTCACTCCGCTGTTGTCTTTTCAGCTCCAGGAGTCGACTACAATTTATCGTCAACCGAATATTGCTCGTGAGTTCCTTGTTAATCTCATCGAAGATAAGACAGCTGCACAAGAGTCTTGGCAATTCACCGTACTCCGTGCTGGTATTGACAATTTCGCTGACACCGCTTCAGATTGGTTGAAGCGTAACTTCTTGACGTGGCAACCTACTGTAAAACCTGTGACCTATTACACGCCAGAGTTTCTTAGTTACTACGCTGTCGAGGATTGCGTAGCTAAGTGTCGTGCGTATATAGAAGAGAACGGTAGCTATGTTCAGACAGACATCGAACTCGGCAACCTCTCTCACGGTAAGGTGTGGACGATGCCGATGCAATATGGCGTCATTGCTGGTAAGTTAGGCAAGATGCCAAGCTACTATGACGTATGGATAGAAGATGCTGCTGGAACTCGACTCACCTACATTCAGCGATACTATGCTTCAGATATTCGAAGTGAGGAAGAACAGTGGGTACTCTTCGAAAACTCACTCGGTGGTATCGACACCTTCCGTGCGTATGGTGATGCAGAGAACACTGCGAAACATACGCACAATGTAGCTGAGATTGAGAATGACTCGGAGGAATATCGTGTCGATACAGTCAGAGAGTACAAAAAGAATACAGGCTTCCTATCTAAGGAAGATCGTAAATGGTTGCTCGATTTCTTCCCTTCTTTGGGTAAATTCCTCTACACAGGCAACTATGTACGTCGCATTGTAGTAATTGAGAGCGACGTAAGTTGGCAGACAAAAGACCTCCCTTCATCTTATACATTTACCTATAAGTACGCAGATGCACGTCCCTACCTGAATATAACCAGGTCAGAGGACGCTGCGCCTGCAATGTTGGATATCAAGATTCCTGATGTAGGGTTTTTTACCATCGCCCCACGCTTAGTTGAGCTTGAGCGACTACCGCTGAGCAGTGGGGCTCTTTTCCCAGTTCAGAATCCTTACTCTGATAAGTGGAACATTACCACAGCTGAAGCTATCCTTGAATGGTTCTCTCGTGAAGTCACCACCGCTTATAAGGGTGACGGTGCTTTTGGACATCGACACGATAATATGTCGGTACTGAATGCGCTCGATCGTATTGGTGACTATCTTACTTTGGATGCGCAGAAGATTGCTGCTGGCTTAGCTGACGAGGCAAAGGCTGCACGCACACTCGACCCTAAGAGTGTCGATTGGGAGAAAATCGTTCGAACAGATCAAGATACAATCGTTAATGCACTGACTACCTTCATGAAGGGTATCGTGTTTGGTAAGTCTGTTCGTGGAGAATCAGGCGTGTCTATCTATCAGGATGAACGAGGTGCCTGGCATATAGATGCTGAATACTTGCACGTGCATCGCAAACTTACCGCTGAGGAGGTTGAGATAATGAAGACCTCTCATATCAAGGGAAAGGTTGTGAACTCTGCTGGTAGCTTCGTGATATCTAAGATAGAGAGGATTGTAGGTGCATGGCGATGCTACTTCCGTCAGCAGGATAGTGAGGGTCGTAGGGTGTATAACTCTATGCAGGTGGATGACCTCGCACTGTGCGAGACATTCAACTTGATTGATGCAGACGGTCAGTTGTCTAATCACTATTGGCATAGGCGTGTTGTTGAAGTCGGTGTTGATTATGTTGACATCGCAGACAATACGAATGTTGATTACTACGCAAGTGGTAGCGATACTCCGCAGGTGGGTGACGAGGTTGTGCAGTTGGGTCACCTCACAAATGAGGAAAGACAGAGTGCTATCATACAGTCAGCTGCTGGCGAAGGTGCGCCTTACTTCAAAATTATAAAGGGTATCAATAGCTTTATCCTTCCTGATCCTATCTTCTTATTCGATAACCAGAAATTCGAGATACGTGTTGAGAATCCTTCACGCCAAGGCAAATATATCCTCTTACAGGATTATCTATCGTCAATGCAGAGTCGTATTGACTCGGTGAAAGAGCAAACAGACCACCAATTTTTGATTTGTTTTGGCGACGCTATTCCAACGTTGACGAACGAGCCTGCAAACGAGTGGACGGATGACGAAACGAAAGAGATGCACCTGCATGACATCTATTATAATAGAAGTTATGCTGAGACTGGTGGAGGTCGTTCTTATTCATTCGAGAAAAATCAAGATGGGTCTTTCTATTGGAAAGAGATTACTGACGCTGACGTGTTGAAGTCACTTGAAGCAGCTAAGCACGCACAAGATACAGCAGATGGTAAGCGTAGAGTTTTCGTGCAAGCCGTACCTGTTCCTCCGTACGATGCAGGCGACCAATGGACTAATGCTAATTACAGAGAGAAGTACAAAAACGACTTACTTGTTTGCGTACAATCTAAGAAAGCAGGAGAATCGTTCGATATTGAGGATTGGACTTCCGCACAAAAGTACACCACAAAGCAGTTTGAAACTGAGTTTAAAATTGGCGATAACTCAATCTCTGCTGTCGTAATAGACTTGCAAAAAGGACTTAAGCGTGTCGGATTCACTCTTAATGGCGAGAATAGCACCTTTGACATCGTAGCAGACACATTCAAGGTTACGACGACTACTGGCAAAGTGCCATTCTTTACCAGTGGCGGAAAGCTTAATGCTGATTTTATCGATGCAAAGGCAATAGTAGCTGAAGGCATCAAGGCTCAGACTATCGATGCTGAGGGGGCTACTTTTCAGAATATCACCGTTACTGGTAATAGTAAGTTCGGGGGTGAGCTTGATGGAGCAAGCGGAACATTTAAGGTCCTTAGATGTCTTAACAGCAATAGAGAACCTACTGGTGGTATCTATTTTGAGGAAAGAGGAAAACAAGCTATTATGGCAATGGAGGGTGATTTGGGTATGCGTAAGTATGTCGAAGGGAATTTTCGTAAACGCCTGCCACGCTTCTATGCTAAGGACGTATGGTGTCAAGGACAGTTTGGTCATTATGCGAAGATTTGCGCAGTCATCAAAGACGATATAATGTACGTACATCATGGAGGTCACATTGAAACAGATGGTGTACAGGTACAGTTGCCTACCGTAACTGTGAAAAGTGGTAGACGTGATATCGTCTGCTATAAAATTCCATTATATGCACCAGGCTATCAAGGAGAAGATGGTGATAACGGAGTTGTTTTGGATGTTGATAATCCTGGTTTGCATCGAGGTCTTACTGATTTTTACAGAGAGATTCCCTATGGTGCTCCTATTGACATGGTAATCTTTAACTGTGAACAACCTCGCAGTTATGTTTTCTTTGAAATGGGATATGGCAAAGAATGGATAGCGTTTAATGGCAATGATAATGTTGGAGTTTATATCTGTGATCATCGAGAGATTAGAAAACTTGATGGCGGTTGGATAAGTCATTATTTATATGTTAATCCGTTATGGCTTACTCCAACTAAGACTAAAGAAACACCTGGAGCTGGTGTTCTTTATACTGGAACTGTTGATTTTGATTGGTAATTAACTAATATATAATTGAATATGAAAAGTTTTTTAGATTGTGTTTACAGGATTTTCGGAAGGCTCGCTGCTATCGGTAGCGATAAGTATCTGCACATGTTTGCTGGTCTTGTCGTTTCGATGATTGTGTGCAAGGCCTTACATGCTATTGATGTGTGCTTAATCTTCGCATTGGTACCAGCATTCTTCATCATGACTGGAAAAGAGAGTGTCGATTACTACTACAGAAAGGAGCAGTTCGATTGGCTCGATGTCTGTGCAGGTATGCTTGGTGCGATCGTGGGTGTTTTTCTTTTCCTATTGTAAAGGAGGTGTTCGTATGGATATAGTTGAATTACAGTTTACACCAGAGTTTATTCACTCTGTAGCTACACATCTTATAACATGTGTCGTGATGTGGGCTTTAGTCGTTAGCGCAGCCTTCATCGACTTGTGGGATAGGGTTTATACGCAAAATAAGTTGAAGAAGCCTTTGACTTCGCACCTTATGCGTAAGACGCTTGGTAAGATTGGTGAGTATTGGCGATTTCTTCTTATCGCCTTGATTATCGATGTCGTGATTTTCACGTCTTGTTCTCTGTTAGGTGTTAAGACTTTCCCTATCTGTACATTACTGTTCTCTGCTTCCTTACTCATCATAGAAACAAAGAGTCTCATTGAACATGCAAGAGAGAGAAAGAGTACTGCTGCTGATATGCAGCGCATCATTCAATCAGTCGTTAGTGCAGCTTCAGATAGAGATGCAAAGAAAGTTATTCAGTATGTCGCTGACTACATTGGTGAAGAGAAAAATGTAAATCAAAAAATAGAAGAATAGTATGGCAAATTTCTCAATAGCGGAGCTGGTACAATCCAGCACCGCTGAACAACTCAAGATAAACAATAACCCTCCTTCTATTGTGAAGGTTCACCTTACAGAAACGATTACTCTTTTAGAGAGTATTCGTGCGGAATGGGAGAAGTATTGCGAGCGTCACAAAATCGAGAACCCTGCTATCCGTGTAACAAGTGGCTACCGCTCACCAGAATTGAATAAGGCTGTAGGCGGTGTGAAGACCTCCGCACACGTCGAGGGCTATGCAGCAGACTTGCAACCTGTCAATGGTAAGCAGACTGAGTTTGAACGATTCATGGCTAACGAGTTCTCCAAGAAGGGGTACGCATTCGACCAGATCATTATCGAGAAATCTAACACATCACGTTGGGTGCATGTAGGCTATAAGCGTGCAGACGGGAAGCAACGCAGACTGTGTTTCACATTAAAGGTGTAGTTATGGACGACAAAGAAATTAAATACTACGTGTATTCAATGTTAATCCTTATTGGATTACTTGCACTTACGGCTCTCTGCCTCACAAGCTGTTCACATAGAGTGTATGTTCCTGTGCAGTCTATTCGCACAGATACTATCTACATGTCAAGGAAGGATAGCGTACATATCAAGGATAGCTTAATCACTCGACAGGTGATAAACATCCGTGATAGTGTCGCTATTCATGACAGCGTTGTTATCATCAAGGACGAGCAAGGTAACATCAAGGAGAAATTGATAGTTCGTTATCGTGACCGCTGGCATGCCACTGAGGACAATCTGACGCTTCAAAGATTGATTGACAGGTATAAGGCGAGCAATGACAGTTTGCGTGCTACCAAGAAGGAACACATCGAGGTTCCTAAGGTCATTGAACGAGAGTTAAGTAGGTGGCAGAAGATAAAGATGGATGTAGGCGGATGGGCAATAGGCGCACTCTCTGCAACTATGTTAGCTTCTATTGCTTATATCATTATTTGGCTTCTGAAAAAGTATAGGCGGATTTAATGAAGCACATCAAGGTATATATCACAGAAAGTCGCACAAAGGATAATCGCTTCGCACAAGCTTCTATCCGTGGCATCGAAGATAATACGGGTGAGAGTTATTCTTCCTCTCACCCTAAACTTCTTCAAGACATCATTTGTCATGCGCTATCCCTTGCGCACGGTGTCGAGATAGAGGGTAACAATGGATTTACATACACCTTTCCTTTTAAGCTATCATAATTATGGCGATAGAAAAACTCTACTTAGAACATAAAAACACAGGCGGACGATTGACCGCTGACGAATTTAACAAGTTACCCGAAAAGGTCAACGAGTTAATCGACGCACAGAACTCCGAGGAGGAACGTGTGAAGAAGACGATTGCGAAGAACCGTCCTTCGCTCGGACAGATTTCAAACGTAAATACTAAGGTTGACGAACTCACATCTGAGACATGTGTACTCGTATGGAATGGCGACGAGTGGGTGCCTATGAAACTGTCTGAACTCTCTATTGGGCAAGGCGGTGGAGGGCAACAGCAGACCATTCTATATTATCTCCGTGCTATCAATCAATCTCCTTCTACTACGCTCTCAGCATCTAAGTCAGCTGGTGAGTGCGCTATTAAGTTTATGTTCGTGTCACGCACTAAGGATGTGGGACAAACAGAATATGTAGATACAGGTGAATGGGGTACATACGAAATCTTCGCTAAGGCTGGAGATGGAACGTTTGTCTCTAAGGCTCGTGGTCGCTGTCAGTCTAACACCGTGACGACTGTTGATGTGTTCAAGTTCTTAGAGAGTGGACAAAATAATATTATGGTAAAAATTACAGGTGAGGTTACTGGTCAGACCTCCCCTGCGTTGGTGTATTCGATTACGTTGTCTGCGCTCTTCCTTTCAATATCAGAATTTAACTGGTGGAAAGCCTACCAGGGAGATATTGTGCTGCCGTGTTATATCAGTGGTAACATCTCGAAGACGCTGCACGTGAAAATTACGGGTGAAGGATACGAACAGACGTATGAGCGACAGTTCGGAACTGCAACCTATACATCTTCGCCTGTCGCTTACACCGTTCCATTTACGAATAAGACAGGTCTTTTCCATCTGTCTGCTTGGCTATCGAATGAAGACAACACCGTTCAGACTACTCCAGTAGGCTACGACTTTATGGCTGTCGCTAATAACGAAGCTGTGAAGATGGTTGTCGTGAATAACAAGGCAGAGAAGTTACTTAACTGGTACGAAAATAAGGTGTTGGAATATGCTGTATATGACGGTAAGGCTGTTACGACACCGCTGTCTATCTTGATGAAGAAGGATAACGAGGTGCTACAAGAAAATGTGTCAGAGAACACGCTGACACAAACCAAGATGCAATACACACTTTCGCTTGAAGTCGAGACGATTGACAACTCTGATTTTACTGCGTTAATCGGATTTCGCACTCGCCCTACGGATGAGGTGCGTCTGCGTGATGCTATTCCTTTCCCTGTGGACAACTCGCAAGGTTACTCGGCTACTGCTGGAGCTGTATTCTACTTCAATGCGAAAAACAGAAACAACACGGATACTGATAGAAATATCCTCCGCAATCTCATCAACTCCGAGCGTATCGGTGCTGAGTGGCAGAGCGTTGCATTCTCTCGTGACGGCTGGGTGACTGACGAAGAGGGAGCACGCACATTGCGTTTGCTCGCTGGCTCAAGGCTTACTATTGGTTACAAGCCATTCGCAAAAGAAGCAGCACAATCAGGCAAGACGATTGAGATAGACTATCAGATTAACAACACGTCAGACTATGATGCAGAGTGTATCTCTATTGCAATGCCCTATCAGAAGGGTTATATAGGTTTGAAGGTGAAGCCATCTTCTATTATGTTCGCAACCCGAAGCGAGCGTAATGCAGATGTTCAAGCGATGAACACTGACGATGGCGTGCGCATTCGCCTGGCATTGGTGATTTCTCCTAAGAAGTACACATACGTCTTGAATGGTAATACCTATTACCTTAACCTCGTCTATCTTTATATTGACGGTGTGGAAGCTCGCAAGTTCGCTTACTTGCTTACTGACTCTATGCAGATAGGTACTGATGGAGGTCTTGTCATCGGCTCGGATAAGGCGGATGTCGACCTCTATTCCATCCGTATCTACGACAGCGCAATGGATGCTGCTAACGTACATCAAGACTATATCAACGCCTTGTCGACCGTAGGTGAGAAGAGTGCCGAGAAGTTGGATAATGACATCTACGATACGCTCGGAACTACAGTTGACTTCGATAAGGTGCGTGGTAAGGTGAACGTGTTTACTTTCGACAAACCTTTGCCTGCGTATGAGTATGGTAAATCATATCGTCCTAAGGGTACACTGGAGATATATCCTAAGGATGGAAACACCAATCTTAATCGCTTGACGATTACCAACCTCCAGTTGCAAGGTCAGGGTACATCATCTATGTTGTACTATTTATGGAACTGGAAGGCAAAAGTAGCTAAAGATACAACAATCGTATATGAGGACGGACAAACAGCACAGAAGAAATTTGAACTCTTCAAGAACTTACCTAAAATATCAAAGCTGACAGGAAAGAAGAATATAGCGTCTTCAATGCAATATCACAAGATGGGGTCTGTAAACTCTTTTACCGACCTATGGAAAGCAGTGGGTCTAACCAATGAGGGTGTTGAGCAGAACAGCAAAGCACGAGTATCTATATACCAAGAGACCTTCGTAGGATTTGAAAAGCAAACGGCAGAGGACGGAACAGTGACGTATAAGTTTGTCGGTCTGTTTACGGTTGGACCTGACAAGGGCGACGCAGCAACCTTCGGCTACGATAAGGACCTTTTCCCAGACCTCCTATCTATTGAAGGCTCTGACAACTCACCACGTATTACTTTGTATCAAGTGCCTTGGGATAAAAGGCGCATCCGCTACAACACGGAGGAAGAAGCGTAT